AAGAATTCGATACATGGATTGTTGCGGGTACAAGAAACGGTGAGAAAAAAGGTCAACATTATGCCAAAGCCGTTCACTACGAAGGTGGCGATGGAAAACCTGTCATACTTCTAAACTCAGATAACCCAAAGAAGTATGAAACCAATATCAAAACAGGTGAGCGTATTGGCGCAGCACAAAAGAACCCTAGAGGTCAAACATATGGTAAAACACCTTATGCTGCAATTAGTGGTTATGTAAAAGACTTAGACGTAGACAATATACGTAGTGTAGCAGCACAACTGTTAGATGATCCTGAATGGGTACAACTAGGTTTTGACCCCAGACGACAAGGTAACTTCTATGTACGCAGAGAGAAATCAAACGCACCTATTCACGCTGTAGCTACATCAGCAGAAGAAGTGATACAAATTGGGCCACTGGTGTTAGCTAAAAACCCAGTATTAGACTTAGATTATGAAGGATATAACAAGGGCGGTATGGCTATGGATGAACAAATGAACGCGGTATTCAAGTCAAGCCGTGGTATGGCAGTGGGTGGCTCAGTAGACCTAGACACTGTACCAGATAACACTATCGGTGTAGACCCAGTGTCAGGCAATGAGATACCACTAGGATCAACACCTGAGAATGTACGTGATGACATCCCTGCACAGCTAAGTGAAGGTGAATACGTTGTACCTGCTGACGTTGTACGTTACTATGGTGTTAAATTCTTTGAAGACCTACGTGCTGATGCTAAGTTTGGCTACCAAGACATGCAAGAGAATGGACGTATTGGTGGCGATCCTGTCGGAATGGAAATGGGTGGTGACGAACTACCGTTTGACATTAGTGAGTTACAGGTAGTAGATGAGCCTGTAGAGATGAACGAAGGTGGTTTGACACCCAATACGTACGGTGGTACAATGTATGGCGGTGGCGGTGTTGAATACATCGAATACACTGACGGTACACGTACTATGCTTATCCCATTCTTTAATGGTGTACCTATGGCTGTTATTCCAGAGGGCTTCTATGCAGGTTCACCTAAGACAGCAGCAGAAGAGGCAGCAGCAACACCTAGCAACAGTGATGATGATGGTGGCCCAGACATGGATATGCCAGAGCCTATCGACTATGCTAACCTAACTACAGATGAACTAGCAGAGATGGTAGAGCAACAGACTACATTTGGTATGGATGACGGTGCTGCTGCATTCCTTGGCGCACTAAACCCAATGGCAGGTTTGTTCATGAAGGGTGCTATGATACACCAAGCTAAGCTAACCAAGAAAGAGCTAGAACGCCGTGTAGCACAGAAAGATATTACTGACGAAGAGCGTACACGTCTACAAAGCTTGATTGAGGTAACAGAACAGCCTAACTTCTTACAGGGTATTCTAGGTAAAATCAAAGGTGCGTTTGACAAAGAAGAAACTAAACCTAAAGAGCCACCTCTACCAACTATTGATAAGCAGAGCGTTACAGATGCAGTAACGGAAGCTATGATGTATGATCCAACAGCTAAAACTCCTACAGAAGACTCTACCATCGCAACATCAGAACTACCACCTATTACAGCACCTGATGATCCTGAACCCTATACACCAACACCTTACGTAGAAGGGCCAAACGTAGCAGCAATGCGTAGGACATATCTAGGTGATGAGAATACACAACCTGACGTAGACTTTAATGATCCTACAAACGTACCACCTGCACCAGACGATAATGAACCTAGCACAAGCGATTTACGTATGCGCCGTGCAGGTGAACGCGCAGGTGAGACTGCATCCGCTGCGGCTCGTAGTGGTGCTTATAGGTCAGCATCCGATAGATCAGGTGCAAGTATTGCAGAAATAGGTCGTACAGCAGCTCCTTCAGATGAAGAACGCAACCCTGACTACTCTGATCCTCGTCGAGGTGGCGCACCAAGCTCTATTGGTGGTCGCACAGGCGGCGGTGGTGGTGGACGCAACAAAGGTGGTTTAGCATCAAAAAAGAAAAAATAAGTAGCGGCCCTGACCCTATTATAATATAATCATAAGGCTACCCGGCGATTGACGCTGGCCCCAACATAAGGTAAAAACATGTCAGAAGTAGAAACTGTACAAATAAATTCAGCCTCACACATGCGTAATGCAGCACGTATTGCTAGAGATGAGGCTGAACTAGAAGCGTTAAAAAAACAAGCGCGTGGTGAAGTAGATGAACCCGAAGAAGAAACAGCCGAACAAGAGGAACCCAGTGGCAATGTCACTGAGGAACCCAGCGCTGCGCCAGAGGGTAATACCAAACAAAAAGAAGAACCACAAGCAGAAACACAAGAAGATGAAAATCTGAGTGCAGAAGAAAAGTCTTTCAAAAAGCGTTACTCTGATATTCGCAAATACATGCAGGATAAAGACGCAGAGCATAAAGCTGAATTAGAAAAGCTGCAAAAGCAACTAACAGCAGCAGCTAAAAATGAGCTTGTACTACCTAAGTCAGAAGATGAGGTAGAAGCTTGGGCTAAGAAGTATCCTGATGTTGCAGGTATCGTTGAAGCTATTGCTGAGAAAAAAGCTAATGAACGTGCTGCTGACTTAGATGGTCGTTTAGCTGAGATTGAAAAGATGCGTGTTACTGCACGTAAAGAAAAAGCAGAAGCAGAGTTAATGTCTATGCATCCTGACTTTTCAGATATTCGTGAAGATGATGCCTTTCATAACTGGGCAGAAGAACAACCAAAGTGGGTACAGAATGCTTTATATGATAATGTTGATGACGCTAAGTCTGTCTCTCGTGTACTCGACTTATATAAATCAGACAAAGGTATTACTACAAAGAAACGTAATACAGCAGACAAAGATGCAGCCTCGTCAGTAAAAGCTAAGAAATCTGCGCCTATTGATCCAGATGATGAGTCTCGTTACCTAAGTGAATCTATGGTAGCTAAGATGAGCATCAAAGAATATGAGAAACGTGCTGAAGAAATTATGGAAGCACAACGCTCAGGTAAATTTATCTACGATATGTCAAAAAGATAGTTGACAATATCTAACCAGTAGATAAAACTATAGCATATACACAACACATAAGTGTGTATGCTTTTTACAAGCACTAAGCCACACAAAAAGACTTACCCATACAGCATCAGCCCCTTCATGGACTACCTGATAAAGTTGGCCTCTTTAGTGGATATTGTGTTAATTCCCAACGCCATATCTATAAAGGAGAATTATTATGGCTATCGCACTCGCCTCTGGCAAGTCGGGTTTTGACGGTAACTTTTCACCGATCATTTACTCAAAACAAGCACAGATCGCTCTACGTAAAGCGGCTGTTGCAAACGCAATCACAAACAACTCTTACTTCGGTGAGATTGCAAACCAAGGTGATACTGTTCGTATCCAAAAAGAGCCTGACGTAACTGTTAACGCACTAGAGCGTAAGACAGCTATCTCAGTCGAAGACCTAAACGACGAAGACTTTTCACTAGTCATCGACAAAGCTAACTACTTCGCATTCAAAATGGATGACATCGAAGATCAGTTCTCTAACGTTGATTACGTGTCTTTGGCAGCAGATCGCGCAGCATATAAAATGGCTGACGCAATGGATGCTGACATCTTGTCATACTTGTCAGGTCACACAACAGCAGGTGTTAAAATCTCAACAACATCTGGTGACGCGCAGCACGACACTGCTGGCAACCTAACAGGTGAATTCCTAACAGCGAACCACCTAGATATGTCTGACATTGGACACATCACAACAACAGCGTCTGCATCTACAACAGGTGACTCGATTCCTTTGGCATCACGTCTACCGGGTGCAACAGCGTTGTCAACAACAGTTACATCACCATTGACAGTCGTCGCACGTATGGCTCGTACAATGGACGTAGCAAACGTTGACGCACGTGGTCGCTGGCTTGTAGTTGATCCAGTCTTTGCGGAAATACTAAAAGACGAAGATTCACGCCTATTGCAAGCTGATTGGGGTGGCTCAGGTCTACAAAACGGATTGGTTATGAACAACCTACACGGCTTCCGTGTTTATGTTTCAAACAACCTTCCTGCTGCTGGCACAGGCGCAGGTACATCAGGTTCAACAGCGCAGGACGACAACTACGGTGTTATCGTTGCAGGTCAGGACGAAGCAGTAGCTTCAGCGGAGCAAATCAACAAAGTTGAGAACTACCGTGACCCTGATTCATTTGCAGACATCGTGCGTGGTATGCACCTTTACGGGCGCAAAATTCTACGCCCAGAAGCGCTAGTAACTGCACGTTACAACGCAGCGTAAACAAAGTCAATAGAGAGGCTGGCCTAGTGCTGGCCTCTTTGTGCTTTTTTAACAGAGGACATTCCCAATGGCAATCACTACGGCAATGTGTAACAGCTTCAAGCAAGAACTACTTGGGGGTGTT